CGTTCGATTGTGAGCCAGTGTTGTTCACAGTGATATTGGCAATGCTGTGTTGATGGTTGGCGAAGTCCGCGCCGGACGCAAAGCCGGTGCTGAAAGGGGCGTTGACTATGTGGTCGTGACTGTCAATATCTGCAGCAGAATCGTTCCCGCTTCTGATCAAGCTCATCGCACCCGTAGAAGTGCCTCCGTGTAGGCCGACGTTGGCTCCATCCACGATCACATTGGAAGCGTTGACCGCGGTGATGATGTAGGTTCCAGCCTGGTCGATACGAACCAACCCGGTCCCGGCGTCCATCACCGTCACCCCGGTGATTCCGGACTGCTGATCGAACGTCCCCGCGGGGAACGCCACGCCAACGTTGGACCAACTGGCATTACCAGAGGAGGTGTTCACGTTGCGCCAGAACGACCATCCGATACGAGTGAGGGCTTGCACCTCGGGGTCGATGATGTCGGAGAGCACCGCCTGCCGGATCCGGAAGGACTCCTCTCGGAACACCAGGCTGACCAGACCGGCGCGCATCCCGATCTGCGCTGTCTTCCTGTCACTCGCGGTGTAACCCGGCTTGTCCGACTGGAATCTAACGATGTCGTTGACGACGAGACGCCAGGTAATTCCTTCTTCGTCTACCTGGAGTTCGATCCGGTCTCCGTTGCTGAACTTGAGGAGCTGTCCACTGGAACCAGCCCAGTCACCCGCGGAGTCGTTGTATGTCGTGCCGGACCTGGTGAAAGGACCCATGTAGAAGCGGTTCTTGAAGATTCGCGCATTCACCCCGACAGTCTGTGTCGCGTTGCAGGCTATGCACAGTCGGGTCTCGGCTTCGGCCGACCCTCCGTCTCCAAGGGTGACCTTGAGGCTCTGCCCGGTGCCATCATCGAACTGTTGGGTGGCCACCGCGCGGTACCAGCGGTCGTAGTTGCTGTCGCCTGAGGCGATACCCATGAGGCCGTTGCGCTGACGCAGATAAGCGCCGACGGTGTCGCCGTAGGCCACCGTGACCCAGTCCACCGGATCGAGCACGTCGTTGTCGTTACCGGCGAAGATGTTCGAGTCCACCATCGCGGTGCCCTGCCCCGGTACGGAACTGGAGCCGGGGACCTGCGCCTCGATACGCGCGATGGCTCCCTGGGCCGACCCCGCGGCTTGGGTGGTGGCGTTGATGCTCTCGGCCAGCGCATTCAGAACATCCGAGAGTAGCGGTGATACGATCGGTATCTTAAGTCCAGCAACAAGACTGGCGAAGAAGTTGAAGGCGTTGAAGAGGTCGGACAGCCCCGCCTTGAGATCCAGCATCCCGGACAGCCCAGGGATCAGACTGACGGCCATGTTGATCAGCTTGGTGGCATCCAAGTCGGACGCCGCGGTGAGGAACTCGTTGATCTTGTCCTCGACGTCGGCAAGCAGAGACCCCGGAGCCCCGGTGATCGCGTCGATCAGGCTCTGCAGGTCGGCGACCCCGGCCCAGATGTCGGCGGTCCATCCACTGTCGATGTTCAGCCACTCCGGCGGATCTGCGAACAACGACTCGACGAAGTCGACCAGCGGGGCGAAGTTTCCGCCGAAAGCCTGGATCGCCACGTCGGCGATCTGCTGCAGGAAGGTGATCGCACCCTCGACACCGGAGAGGTCGAGCTCGGTAGCCGTCTCGATCCAGTTGATGATCTCCTCGACCGTCGGAATCGAAAGGCCGAGCAATCCTCGAAGTTGCTTGGCCCCCTCGATGTTCTCCTGCGTCAGGTTATTGGTGTAGGAGGAGTTGACAATCGAAGCCGGAGTGAAATCGGTCATGGAATCTACCTGACCGGATCACACCAGACCGCGAAGCTCGCGCGGTCGGGTCTGGTCTGAACGCCGAAGGTGGCCGCGGTATCGACGCGAGCCAGGACCAGGTAGATGTCGGCAATCGTGTCGGCAGCCACAAGCACCGCCGGGGCGTCCGGTGTCATCGCGCTCTCGAAAGTCGGCACCAGGGTCCGCGGGGTGTAGTTGTCGATCAGCGTGGTCACGGTGTTGCCAGCGCCGCGGCCGACGCACGGACCGGTGGCCGAGAACATCCTCGCCTCCATGTCGACTCGCGCCATCACCCCGGTTACCTTGACATCGCAGTAGCCGAAGCACCGTGCATGCCAGGCGAAGGGTAGCGCCGGGACGGTGAGCTTGAGCAGCTGCTTGTAGTTCTCCGGCCACGACGCATCGTTGATGGTGGTGAACTGTCCCGGCCCCGCGGAGTAGGGGCCATAGGTGACCGCTGGGGCGGCCCAGACCGCCTTCTCCAGCGTGGCGTCCCACACCAGGGTCTGACCCTCGAGCGGTCCACCGACGGGCCACTCGACGTCGCCCGCGGAGGCCAGTGCGTCTCCCGGAGGGCCCTGTTCGCCGACACCGATCGCCCCCTGCGTCCCGCGGGGGAGGGTGAAGTTGAAGACCTTGTTCGTCGGCGTCGAGGAGGCATCCAGCGCGACGGCCGCCGAACCGCCGCTCGGGGAGGTCGTCACCGAGCCGATCTGCAGCCCGACCGCCGGGCCGATCGGGCCCTCCAAACCCAGGGCTTCGTGGACGACCAGCCACGCCGTGCCGTTCCAGAAGAACGCCGATCCGGTGTCCTCGTTGATCACGCAGTACCCACGGTCCCCGGTGCCGAGCCCGCCGGGGAGCAGCGCGGTGACGTCGGCATCGTTCGCCTCGCTGACCACCAGGTCGGGAGCGAGCTGCGGGCCGGGCTCGCCGTCGACGCCGGGGAGCCCCTGCAGCCCGCGGGGGAGGAAGAGTTCGCCGACGCCGTTGGTCACTTCGATGATCGCGCGGCGTTCGCTCTCCCAGTCGGTGATGTCGCCGTCCCAGCGCAGAACCAGGGTGGCGAGAGCTTGCGAGATGGTCAGGTCGGGCACGGTGGCCTCCTTCGTTGTGCGTAGTCTAGTTGTCCGACAGCGTCCAGAAGTCGAACGCCTGTTTCACCCCGCCGATCCGTTCCAGGGCCAGGTCCAGCGGGTTGCGCTCCGGCGACTCGTCGCCAATGGTGTACTCCACTCGGCACCACGTCTCGCGGCGGTCCGTGACCACGATCCGGCGCACGTAGTCGACGTAGATCTCGTCCTCGTCCTCCCACCCGATCGGATCGCCGAGCCGGAAGTGGACGAAGGGGCGGAACGGCTTGCCGACCGACGTCTTGACCGAGTGGGTCCGGTAGGGCCGGGTTTCCCAGATCAATTGTCGCAGTGCTTGTATCGCATCGAAGGTGAAGGCTGTCGTGCCCGTGCCGTTGAAGGCCTCGGGCAGTCCGAAGATGCCGAACTGCGTACGTCTTCGCTCGTCCGTGACGGACTGGTAGGCCATCAGGATGTCGTCGAGTTCACCGTTGAGCAGATTGCCCAGGAAGGAGCTCCCGCTCGCGGCAAGCAGCCCCTGAAGCGCTGCGTTGATCAGGAGGTTGATGCCCTTGTTCAGCCACTCCGGAGAGTGCCCGCCGACGATCGCGGTGCTCGCCTGAGGCGAGTTGATGATGGTCTCGGACTCGTCGATGTCGTCGTCGAGGTCGTCCTCGCGGATGACCACCCACGGGTCCTTCGGGTCCGTGCCGAAGAACTTCGCGAGCGAGTACTTGTCGCTCTCCGCGGTGAAGGCGTTGAGGATGGTGCCGATGATCGGGTCGACGATAGAGATGATCGTGTCGAAGATGCCGTCGAGGATGGTCCCGGTGGCTCCGGTGACGCTGCGGTGGTCCTCGATGTCGAAGACGATGCAGGGCTTGTTCAGCGTGATCAGGTCGCTCGGCTGTTCGTCCCGATCGGGCACGAACGCCTTGGCGGTGAGCACCAGGTGCTCGTTCTTGAGCACCTCCTTGAACAGCAGGTCGAGAGGAGTCATCTTCGCCAGCAACGTGTTCCAACGGGACGTGTCCAACAGCGGGTTCTTCGGGATGACCACGCACGGCTGCATCCACTGCTTGACGCTCCACCAGTTCTCAACCGGGTTGTTGAAGAAGCCGATCGGGAATCGGTAGAGGTTGGCCTGCAGCCGGAAGATGGTCGTGAACAGGTACGACCGCACCATGGTGTCGGTCGGCATGATCCGGACATCCTTCTTCGGCGCCTGGATCCACAGCGGCATGAACGGCGCGCTCCACGCCATCATGGCTTCCAGCCACACGAAGTCCGACACCAGTTCGGCGATGACGGTCTTCTTCCGGCCCTTGCGCACCACTCGCGTGCGATCCACTCGGCCGGTCCACCACTCACCGTCGATGTTGGTGTGGATGAAGATGTTCTCTACGTCGCATCGACGGAAAATTGAGGCCCACTTGGACTTTCGTGGAACTTCGATATGTCCTGGGCAGGTCTGGTTCTCCGCGAACTCGAACTGAGCTTCGATGAAGTCGTTGCAGTAACCGTCGAGCACCATGTGCCCGCGGCGCACCTCGATCGACATCTCGGTCTGCTTGGCACCGATGATGCGATTGTCCGGCTTCGGCGGCCGGTCGAGGAGGTCGACGGTCATCGCCACCCCTCACGCGATGGCCGTCGAGCCCGGTACATGCGGCGCAGCACCACGCCGGAGAGGCGGGAGATGAGGTCGTCCGCGAGGTCTTCCATGCTCAGCAGAAGGTGGTGTAGAGGGGTTGGATGACGATCTTGCCGAGCGCACCGACGGTACCGTTCTTCACCGACAGCGGCCACAGTTCCGAGGTGTTGCCGGGGAAGCGGAACCGGGGTCGCTTGCCACCCATCTGTGCCCATAGGTTCGTCTTCTTTCCTTCGGCCGTAACCATGTCGATGGTCTCGATCCGCGGGTCGGTGTTCAGCCACATCGCCTGGCCGGTCTTGAGCGGTGGAAGCTCGATCACCTGGCCGTCGAACGGGCCGACGTTCTCGTGGCCCCACTGATCAGGGAAGCGCGTGCCGAGCGGGATGGTCCACGTGCCGGGGCCCGGCAGGCCGATGATCGGGTAGGTGTAGGAGTCGCCGAGGTTGCGCACCCGCACATTCATCGTGGAGATTCCGCTGGTGTTCGGCGGCATGACCGGGAACTCGAAGGTCTCGGTGTAGCCCTTGTAGTAGGGATTCGGCGCCACCCACTTGTAGGGGTACCCAGCGAGCCCGCGGCGGATGGCGGGGTCCATTTCGATCGAACCGCTCGGCGCCTCACCGAGGAGCACGTCGGAAAACCTCACTCCGGAGTACGAATTGACGAAGTACAGCCTGCCGTACTGGTCGAATCTGTTGGCGCGCTTCCAGTTGTCGTAGAACGCCCGGAACTGCCGCGGGTTCTTGCCGTAGATGTTGACGGCGAAGCTCAGCGTGCGGACGTCGGTGTTCGATCCGACGAGATCGGCGCCGTTCTGATGTGCCTCCTGCAGCCACACCAGCTCCGTCGGCGGCCGGTCGAGCCCGACCACGCCACGGGCCCACTCCACGCCCTGCTTGCCCTGCCCCCGCATCCCGGCGAGGAAGAACCGGCTGCGGTCCGGCCCGCGGTAGATCACCCAGGTCTTGTCCCCGCGGGAGAGTTCGCCGCGGACCTTGGGGACGTAGGCCACCTGTGCTGTCATCGCCTGCGGCTCCGTCCTGTCTTCGACCTGCGAGCCTGCCGGTTCTGCACGTCCTCCATCGTCTCGACGAGCTGGGACTGGCTCATACCGGTGTTGACAGTACCGATGAGCGGGGCGCCGAGCCCGGACAGCAACGACTCCAGCATGCCGCCGGAAGCCTCCGGGAGATACGTGGCGAAGTCGCCCGCGGTCTTGGTGGCCCACGCCGCGCTGGAGGTTCCGATGTTGGCGAGCAGCTGCGTCGGATCTCCGGCGGCCGCCGCGGCCCAGGACGGCCCGGCCTTGCCGATCGCCAGTCCGAGGTCGCTGACCACCTCGGCTTTCTCCGCGATCTTGGACGCCTGACCACCGAAGCCGAACGGGGACGCCAGCGAGGTGCCGAAGGCCTTGCCGATCTGCCACTCCGGCATCTCCGACAGGCTCTCGTCGTACAGCTCGACGGTCGGCGTGGTGGTCGTCGACGACGTCCCGCCCTGGCCGATCCCCGGCGCCGGGATGTACTCGCCGTTCGGTCCGATCGTCGCACCCTGCAGTGGCTGGCCATAAGCCGTGCCGGTGTCCGGCACCGTCGGCAACGGAGAGCCGTTCAGCGACTGAATGTCGACCGGGATCGGCTCGGTCGGCGCCTTCATCGGCATGGGGTTGCTCAGCACGGCGACGAGGTCGGCGATCATCCTCCACTCGGGGTAGGTGAACACCGCCTCGGTTTGCCCGGACATGTTCATGCCCGGAGTGCCGGACGGCCACATTCCCCCGTTGTCGTACCAGTTGTTGGCTTCCCAGAAAGCCTTGGCCCCTATGGGATCCTGGTAACGATCGCCGATGTACTTGGCCATCGCCATGCCCTGTAGGTACGGGTCCGACGAATAGGCCCCCATCGCGCCGTACTCGTCGTTCTCGTGGCCGAGGAACTGGCCGAGACCGTAGGCTCCGCTGCTCGGGTTGACCGCGCCGGGATCCCAGCCAGACTCGTGCTGGATGATCCAATCGGTCGCCTCCCACTGCGGCCCGGTATCCCAGCCGTAGGGCGCGAACGCCTTCTTCACCTGGTCGACGATCGAACCGGACTGCGGGGTGTAGTCCGTCGATCCTGCACCACCGCCTCCCGCGGAGCCGGTGTCGACGGACCCGCGGATGTAGTCGGTCAGGCCCTGCACCACGCCGGTCGCGAACGCCTTCGGGATCTGGCCGACCAGCGAGGGGCCGAAGTCGGGGATCGTGCCGAGGAACGCCGTCGCGGCGGACTGGAATGCCGAGGCGGCTGCGCGCCGCGCGAGGCTTTGCCGCGACACTCGAGCCGAGCCGGACAGTGCCGTCGAGCCCGTGCCTGTTGCCGACGATCCGGCGAACGGGATCGGATCCCCGGCCAGGGTGAGACCCATCGACGACGCGATGTGCGTGTGGTCGAGGTGCTGCTCCATCGTCTCGGCGTCGTAGGCGAGGGGCTTCCCATCCTTGATGTTTTCGAAGCCGTTGAGCGGGGCGTGGATCAACTCCTCGACGAACGGCCAGTGCTGCCAGGTGTAGCGCGCGACGTTGGACATCTCCGGCCCGCCGATGTCGAGCGCGATGCCCTGCATGTGGTAGTCGAAGCCGGACCCGACGTCCTCGTGTCTGGTGCCGGAAGTCAGTGAGGCGCCGGG